TACTGTCGCTTTGCCCGGCACATGTGGAAGACCCCCGGATCATTTATCCGTATGTCAGCACACACTAACCATTGGAAATACTACGATCATAACACATTTGACACCCGGATATGTTGTCTGATGACGATTCATAGCAATTTACCACTGTTTACCGCATATAAAGAACGGGCACATGCACACCCATGGAACAAACCTGAAGAAGTCTCTGAGGTAGGTCACAAGCCCCAAAACTTCACATACTTGTTCCCTCTCAACCTATTTGCTTTTTTTCTTTTCTTCTTCCGTTGCTCACCGTATCTGAGAACCCTATGACCGTTCTGATCATTGTGCCTGATGGAATACAGACACTCAGGTGACACACCCAGATATTGTGCTTCCAGTTCCAGCAGTGTCACTGAGTAAACTTCAACACAAACCAGATCCAAAATGCGATGACCATCAGCCATCCAAAATCTTCAACACTCATTCCAAATCAAATGCTATTGTTTGTGGCTCTGCATTGCCGTGTGATTTGCTGGGATCCACCCGGTCAGTCGGGCATTTGATCTCAGTATCTCCAACTATTTTCCGTTTACCCAATTCATAGGAAAACTTCATGACTGCTGCCAGTGACAGTGACAGGCATATCAGCATCAATAAACTCACCAGGGTCATCATAGGCTTCAGTTTTCTTTGACGTTCTTCAATAGCATCAACCCAGTCCTCATCCTTCATGCAACATCAGCTTCGTAATACATGGCGGTCAGTTCTTCTTCAGTGACGTATCGGTATCGTTTTGATCCAATCGGATCTTCAATTCGGATCTTCCCTTTGTTGGGTTTTTGTTTCTGGTAGTTGCCAGATTTATATTTTGCTCTAAGGTTTGGGATCCTCTTTGGACTTTCTCTTATTTTGGACATGTATTCTGGTGCTTGATTTTTGGCCAACATGCAGCCACATGATTGAGTGTTATCAGGTCTGACATGATCTGCCCGGATCTTTTTTTGGTTGCCACACTCACATTCATAGAGGTTAAATCGTTTGCCATTGTGATAGTGTGAGTAGCGGATCATGGTCAGTTTAGTGCCCGGTATTTTCCCGGTCATTTGAGCTTTGATTTTCGTCATATCTTAGGTCTGGATCATATTGTTTTGGTGGTTCCAGGATCATGTCGATCACTCTGCTGTACCCTGCTATGTCCACCAGATTGTCTCTGTTCGGTTTGTACATCTGACGGGCCATCTTTAGGCCGACCATCATGAGTCCAACCGTTTCCGGTGGTATAGAATCCCTTTCCAGAATAATTCCCCAGATCTGTCCGATTCTGGTGCAGTTGTCCTTCGGGTGATCGTATGCCCATTGTCTGTCTCCTGCTACTAGACGTTCTGCTTCCTCTAGAATCGTTTCTGGTATGGTAGTCTTCGCATTGTTGGCATATATCTGACTTCTTAGTGTGTTGTCGTTGGCATTCATGGCATGGCTTGGAATCGTAGATGATCATCTTTTGTTATCTTTCCCATCTTTTGATGAACTTGTTTTTGGATCCGTTCAATGGCATCCATGTCAAACCCATGGAATACCTCTGGTTCTAGTTCCTCTGTGAGATCCAACAGATCATCTAGAGCAAATATTTCAGTCCATTCCAGTTCTAGCCGGTACAGTTGACCCGTCTTCTGGTCCATCGATTTCCTTGGGTTTTGGAGTTACATCGATTGGTTTTGCCTTCTGGGTCATAAGTTCCTGGAGTGCCTTTAAATGTTCTGTATTGGTGTCAGTGACTTTCATATCCACCTGAGTCTTCTGTCCATAGACTGATGGTGCATATTTCTCTGCAAGCCACTGTTTAGTGTTAATGATCGTTCTTCCTGCACTGGCTTCGATCTGTCCATGCTTCAGGTCTGACATGGTTTCATTGATGTCATCAATCTGCTTCTCAGCAAGCATCTCTCTGCAGTCATCCCATCGTCTTCGACGTTCTGGGTTCGTCCTGATTTCATTCATGAGGGCATGGTATGAAACATTGCAATCCTTGGCTGCTGTTTGGGCTGCACGGTTCATGTTTCCTTGGCTCAGATATTCATCAAACAATCGGTCCCAGAATTCCTGATCTGCAAATATTCTGTTTTGACGGGCAATCCGTTGTCTTCTAACTGGTCTACCGGCCATGCTTCTCAAATGGGTTTTGATTAGATCTTTTTATTTCAGTGCAGCATTGGTGAAGATAACTGTCCCAGAATGGTGATCCATCATCGTCATCTGACTGTTGGAAGATCCATTCTCTTTCTGGTCCCGGTATATCCATTGCTAATAATTCCGGTGCAGTGATTAATTTGAATTTTGGTTCAGTTGATTTTTCCATGGCTCAGTGCTTCATATTCTGAGATTAACCATTGTTCTAAATTAGATAGTGAACCAACCACATTAGATGGCATGTTGTCTTCAACTGCAGACCGATGCAGGAATGAACAAACATCGGCATATAGTGCTACCTTCCATTTCCAGTCCATGTCCTTCCTGATCCCATCCAGAGAATATTCCAGGATCTGCAGCAGGATTGCTTTCTGCTCTTCAGATGAATCACTCACTATGCTCATGGATGCCTAAGACTTTGAGAGTTTTCTTATCCAGGTGAAGACCTGACTTGACGGGCCTAAGATACACCCGGACTAATCCTTCAGGCACACCCATTTCCCGGGTAATCTGTACATGTCTGAGACAGTTGTCGTTCTCATAGACACCGGCCACCTCAAGTGCATCAATAAGAACCTTGGTCAGATTATCCAGATCAGCATCTGGACCTTTTTTCTTCGGATAATGGGCTGAGATAGCCATGGCCAATTCAGTGCCATCCTTGAATGGTTTCATGCCCTTATCTGCACGGGCTTCCATCCAGTCTAAGGTCACCTTTGAGATATAATCTCTGGCCTGTTTGGTTTTGATCAGTCGTTTCCCGACTGGTTGCCAGTAGGCATTGGCACTAACTGGCCAAGGTAGGTCTAGTTTTATCTCTTCCATGAGATTTTTTGTTTTTGGTTTTGGCTTCTTCCATGAGCCTGTGAAGCCGGGCTTTCTGTTCGTCAGTCATCGGCTTGATTTTCTTTTCTCCTTCAATCATCTCATACATCGGATCCCAGGTGATGGCCATGGATCTGTCCCAGTCATCACCACGTTTCCGGTCACCAACATCAGACCGGATATCAGCAACAGTCGGAAACCATCTGGATCTTCGGATGTGACGATCAAATCCATCCTGGATCTGAAGTGGTGTGAGATCCGATAAACCTGATTTCCAGAGTGCTATATCTGCTGGTTCCAGTTTTCCATGTTCCCGGACATGGGCTGCATAGTTCCGTTCACATGCCTTCAAGCATTGCAGCAGGGTCTGAAGTGTGATGTCGTTCATGATTCTGTATGTATTGGTGCATTTGCGTAGTATCCTGCATAAGGTAAAAGCCTAATGCTGAAACCCCACATATATTTCAAGGGAAGAATCATGATAATCCAATAGCAAATAAACCCAATGATCATGTTGATTTTGTGTTTCATGTTCTTTTTTGTTTGATAAGAATCCGATCAGAATTCCAGAGTGCCCAGATGACCATGGCTATGACCATCCAGGATGTGAACACACCAGCAAATACTGCAATCGTCGGAAGCCATGACACAAATGGGCTGCTTTCAATGCACATCATTAGCTCAACATAATTTCAGGTTCATCTTCAGGATCTCTTTTCAGGATCTCTAAAACTTCACAATGCCGTTCCATGACATCTGCAACCATCTTCAGTGTTTCCAAAAGTTCTTTCTGAAACTCTGGCTTCATTTGGTTGGCTTTGATTTCTGCTAGTTCACCCTTAATTTCTGCGAATTGTGCTGGTGTCATTGTTCGATTCTGTTTTTCTGGAGTTTCGACCATTCCAGATCCAATGCTGAAACCTGATCCTTGGATCTGACAAAGGTGCTTGTTTTGTCTTCGATGATGTCAAACCGAATCCCAATCCATTGACGGTTCATCGATTCCTCAATCACATGGACAACGTCCCGATTCTTCAATGCCTGGTTTCGGATCATCGACAATGCCCGTTGCCCTGCTTTGATGCTGTTCCAAGGTTTCAAATATCCATCCCGGTCTGCAGCCTCTTCCTGTTTGTAGCAGACCCATTCAGACCAGATCTCTTCGAACCCAGGAATGTTTTTTAATTCATCTGGGATAATGCATCCCTCTAAAATTTCTTCTGCTTCCGGTGGTTTTATTCTTGGCATATCAAATCCATTTGAAATCCCCCTTTTCCAAAGGGGGTTTGGGGGTTTATATTTGTAGTTAGATTAGTTTTAATAATTTGCTTAGTATTATTATTAATAATATATATATATTAATAACTACCCCGTGCGTGCGTAAGATCACTGCAGCACTTCGATGGATCTAGATTTGAACAGATCAATGACGGCCCGGTTCTTTTTGGCTTTGTCTGGCAATGTTGCCCAAAATTGCTCCAGTGCATCCTTTGTTTTCTGAGCTTGGATTTCTTCCTTAATGCTAGTCAGTGAATTCTTAGAATGCTTCTGAGGATCTCCAGAAGGCCCGTCACTGGCATTTTTTGTTGCCTCAGTACCATCATCATCCATGTCTGATTCTTTTCCACCTGATAGGCTTAAAACGCTTTCTATGCTATACCGTCTTGCATAGGTGATATTAGAACCGATGCTTTGAGGATCCGGTTTCACTGGATTCAATTCATAGCTGAATTGGATATGCTCACCTGATGAATGTGCCAGCATCGTCACCAGATGGGTTCCGGTTGGCATCTGAACGATCATCAAATTGTGCCGGTTCAGAATCGGATTTACTTTTTTCAGAAGTGCTTCTAAAGAAACATAAGAATTTTTCAGAAAAGGATTACTAGCATCTTCTTTAATTATTGATCCAATCTCAGACTTTGCTTTGATTAGATCAGGCATCAATTTGTTGATGGATGATTGCATTACATTTTCAGATAAGTTCATCGGTTTCCCTTCGTAAAGTAATTGTTAAAACACCTTCATGATATGACCTTAGTTTTCCACGCTGCTCATCCGTAGTGCAGTTGCACCAAAGATGATATTTCTCAATGGCTTTTTTGATATCTTCCCGTGCCTTTTCAATCCATAAATCTTCGATTCGATAAAGCTGCACATTCCATGGCCAGTTCTTTTCACACACCAGAAACATAAAGTCATAATCTTCACCGGTGATCTCCTTCATCCCGTCGATATACCATGCAGCCTGGATGTCATATCTGTATTTGAAAATATCTCTACGGAAAGATTCCGGGGATCCAGTTGCCATAAACTTGGCATCAATAATAATCTTTGGTTCAGGTAGGTGACGGTCCAGTCTCAAACAGGCATCTACTCCACCAGGGTGTTTCCAAAATCCTGATAGTTCATTTTGTGCTGTCAGACCATTAGCCATCAGCTTTTTAGCATATGGATCATTCAGGATGTTCTCTCTCCATCGGAGTGCCCGTGAAAATTCATCTTGGTCGATCAGTTCCTTGCCTTCCTGGGTAGCCTGATCCTGGGCCATCCGTTTCATCTCTTTACCCTGCTTCGTCCGGGCATCTACTTTCGGCATACAGATGTATCGATCATGTAATTCATTGAATTCCAGGACTGCAGTATGGCCTAGTGTACCGGGCTTGAATCCAGATGAATCTGGCCTAATATCGCTCAGTTCGTAGGCACTGATAGATCCATGACCTGGAACAAAATT